TGTTTCGACAACCACAAGGCTGACGGCAAAGTCTGGTGCGTGAAGTGGAAAGGCGCATGGCGCTGCGCGGGCATGATTCAGTGTTTCGTCCCGCTCAGTAGCGTCTACAAAGGGCCGATGGCGCGTCAACCGAAGGCGTATCTACAAGGACTCGCAACGAGTGTGACGCGGCATCCGAAGTCGCGCATTGTGATTGCGTAGATGCCCTCCAGCGCCGCTGAACTTGAACTTGCCGCCGAAGTCGCGGCGTGCTATCTCGATCCGCTCCGGTTTGTCTTGATGATGTATCCGTGGGGTGAAGGCACACTCCGCGATCATCCTGGACCGGACAAATGGCAGGAAGAATCGCTCCGCGAACTCGGCGCGATGGTCACGGCGAACTATCACAACGGGACCTCTGAAAACGCGCCGATTCGCGAGTCAATCTCGAGCGGTCATGGCACCGGGAAAACCGCCCGCATCGCCTGGATTGTCAACTGGATCATGTCCACGCGGCCCATGTGTCGCGGCACGATTACCGCGAACACCTTCACGCAGCTCGAAACGAAAACGTGGGCGGAGATTCAACGCTGGACGAAGCTCTCGCTCACCGGCCATTGGTTCACCTGCACCACGCAGCGGATGTATCACAACAGCTTCCGCGAGCAATGGTTCTGCGCGCCGCAATCGTGCCGGGAAGAGAACAGCGAAGCGTTCGCCGGTCAGCACGCGGCCGACTCGACGAGCTTCTATGTGTTTGATGAAGCGAGCGGCATCGCGGACAAGATTTTCGAGGTGGCAGAAGGCGGCTTGACCGACGGCGAGCCGATGATCTTTCTGCAAGGCAACTGCACGCAGAGTAGCGGCAAGTTTCATCGCGTCACGTTTGGGTCGGAGCGCGCCCGCTGGAAGACGCGGGTGATTGATTCGCGGGAAAGCCGGTTCACGAACAAAGTCCAGATTGCGGAGTGGGTGCAGGACTATGGCGAAGATTCTGACTTTGTTAGAGTGCGAGTGCGGGGACTTCCACCTCGCGCCTCTGATGCCCAATTTATCGATCAACAACGGGTCATCGAGGCCCAAAAGCGCCAGATCGCAGTCTTGCCTGATGAACCACTCGTCGCCGGGGCTGATCTTGCGTGGGGCGGCAGTGACGATAACGTTGTCCGCTTCCGACGTGGCGCAGATGCTCGATCCATCCCGCCCATCCGCATCAAAGGCGAGTTCACCCGCGACCCCTCCGTCCTCACAAACCGCCTCGCGGATGTCCTCTCGAAAAACTTCGGCACGGAGCACGCGCCGCTGAAAGTCCACACGCTCTTTCTTGACTCAGCCGGCATCGCGGGGCCGATTGGGCAGCGGCTCCGGTCGATGGGGTTCCGCAACGTCATCGATGTGAACTTCGGCGCGCATAGTCCGGACCCCCAGTGCCGGTTCATGCGCGATCACATCTGGCAGCGGATGAAGGATTGGCTCATTACGGGCGCGATTGATGCGAGTCCGGACCTCGAAAGCGACCTGCTCGGCCCGGGTTTGCGTCCGGACGGGCAGCAGCGCGTGTGGCTCGAGTCGAAGGAAGACATGAAGCGGCGAGGGCTTGACAGTCCCGATGATGCCGACGCGCTTGGGTTGACGTTTGCGATGCCCGTGCGGGCGGTGCCGGCGAAGCGCACGATCTCGACGCGTGCGCCATTTCCCACGACCGGGCCAATGTCATGGGCGGGATAGTCCGGTTGACACGCTCTGTTACACTGACAGTCCATGCCCAGTAAATCGCGTGCCCAACAGCGACTCATGCACGCCGCCGCGCATGGGGCCACCTTTCCGAAAGCGCGCCGGATTCGCCGCTCAATGACGCTCGACCAGATCCACGACTTTGAGCGGATGAGCAAGCGCCCAACCGGCCATCCCCATCGCAATCTGGGCACGTTCCTTCATCCGAAGAAGGCCCGCTAGCATGGCCGTGGCGATTCAGCACAATTGCCGGTTAGACGTGCCGCGCCATATGCGCGTGACGGCGATTGCGAAGGCGCTCAGGACCCTCGCCTCAAAGCTCGAGAACGACCATCACGACGCCGCGGCGCGGGCCTTTGCGCTCAAAATTGAACGTGCGCCGCTGTCGGTGCAGTCGCAACTCGTCTGCCAGTGGATTGAGCGATGAGTCCCCACGAGGATCGCCGCGAAGTGTTGCGATTCTTGAACGCGCTCTATACCGGCCTAATGCGTGACCGCACGTTTAGGTGTGTCCACTGTCAGAAGTCCCATCCACGCCCGCGTTATGACATCACGCAGCATCGAGAATATTGCCCCACGTGCGGGGCGGAACAGGCGATGGCGTAATGGCGCGCACGAAAGCGGCCCGAGTGTCTAGTGCGCGACGACGCCTGTATCATGGCGACGATGCTAAAGATTCCCGGCCGAAGACGGACGACGAACAGTTCATGGAGACGGCGCGTGCGCGGTTCAAACTCGCGCAAGATGCCGAGTCCAAGCAGCGCCAACGCGAACTCGACGACCTGAGATTCTATGCCGGCGATCAATGGCCCGCCGAACTCATCACGCAGCGCCAAGGCCAAGAGGCGATTGGGAATGTCCCGCCCGTGCCGGCGCGGCCCTGCCTTGTCATCAACAAGACCTTGCAGCCCGTGGCGGCAGTCACGAACCAGCAGAGCGCGCTCGATCTCTCGGCGGAACTCATCCCGGCGGATGACTTCGAGGGATTAGTCGGGCCGATCGACGACACGGAAATCGAACTGCGCGAAGGATTACTCCGCCGGATTCAGCGCGACTCCGAAGCCCAATCGGCACGGCTCTGGGCCGCAGAACGTGCGGCGATTGCGGGGCGTGGCTACTGGACGATTGCGACCAAGTATGTCGAAGGCCAGTCGTTCGACCAGGATGCCTATGTCAATCGGGTGTTCAATCAGAACTCCGTGAGCGTCGATCCCGCCCACGAGTCCCCGACCGCTGAGGATGCGGATTGGGGGTTTGTCGGAAGTTTCCTGCCGTGGGAACGCTACAAGGCCGAGTTCCCGAAAGCCTCAAACGACGCGAAAAACGTTGTCGTGTCGAGCTGCGATACCGATGACGATTTCAAGGCGCTCGGGGAAGAGTATCCCGGCTGGTTCACGATGGACGGCGACACGCGGATGTGTCGGGTCGTGGACTACTACTACATCGAGCGCACATCGAAAGAACTCTGGCTCCTGCCGGATGGGTCGTGCTGTTGGAAGGCCGATGCGCCGAAAGGCACCGTGCCCAAAGCGACTCGGACCTGCATCGAGAAGTCCGTCAAGTGGGCGAAGCTCGACGGCGCGCAGCGTCTGGATTATGGCGACTGGCCCGGTCCCGACATTCCGATCATCAAAGTGCTAGGCCGCGAACTCCAGCCCTATGATGCGGATCGTCGGTCGGAGGGTATGGTCCGCCCCATGCGGGATAGCGGCCAAGCCCTCAATGCGACCGTGAGTAAGGCGGTGGAAACGCAGTCGCTCGCGCCGATTCCGCCCTGGCAGATGGGCGCGGGGCAGGATGAAGGGTTTGAGCAGGAATACCTGCTTTCGACCACGCGCACACTCTCCACGCTCCATTACAACGTCTACGACGAACAAGGACGCCAGTATCCGAACATGCCGACACGCACATCAGCGGGCGTGGAACTCCAGGCCATGTTCTCGTCGATTCAGATGTTTGGCGAGTTCGTGAAGGACACGACGCTGGTCCCGGCCGCGAGTCTCGGCGACATTGACCCGGCCATTAAGAGCGGCAACGCCATCGAACAGATCCTCGACGAAGCGAAGCGCGGCATTAGCCATTTCATCGACAATCTGGTGCGGTCCACGAAGCGCGAAGCGCAGATTCTGAACAATCTGCTGTATCCGCTCTATGGGATGCGTCCCGGCCGCTTGGCGCGCATCATCACCGGCGAAGGCGAAACCAAAACGCTCATCATCGGCCAGCCCTTCCAGCCCGATCCGAAAGGCCGTCCGCAGCCGCTGACCGACGCGATGACGGGCCAGCCGATGTCACCGGAGCAGGCGAAACAGGTGGATCAGGCGAAACACTATGCGCTGACGGAGAACGCGAGTTTCAACATCGCCATCAAAGTCACGAAGAACGCCGATACGCGCCGCCAGAAGGAATCGCATGTGCTCGGGCAGTTGATTGCGGCGAATCCCTCGGAGATGTCGATCATTGGCGACAAGTTCTTTGAGTCCCTCGACAGTCCCGGCCATAAGGAAATGGCCGAGCGGCACAAGCTCGTGTTGGACCCGCGCATCTTGGCCTATCTCGAAGAGCAGAAGACGGGCCAGAAGGGCAATCCCCAGGTCCAGGCACTCACGCAGCAAGTGCAGGAGCTCCAGCAGAAGCTCCAGTCGGACACGGCCAAGGCGCAGATTGACGCGCAGACCAAACTCCAGATCGCGAAGATGGAAAGCGACGACAAACGCTGGGTCGCATCGCTCCAATGGCAGACGACTGGGGCGATCGGCGAAGCGAAGATCAATCAGCAAGCCGCCGAAGCGACGTTGAACGCCTCGAGCCGCGTGGAAGCCGCTGTGCTCAAGGAAAGCGGCGTCACGGCCAAAGTGCTGTCTGGGCAGGCGCACGAAGCGGGTCTAGCTGCGATGCAGAACACGCACGATCGGGTGGGCCAGATCATCGACCATGCCCACGAAGCGGCCCTTGTGACCCATCAAGCCGTGACGAACGCGGAGAACATGCCCCCGCCGATACAGGAGACGCCGAATGCCTGAGACGCTGCCCGTTGAGACGCCGACGACTGCGCCGACCACGACGACAGACACCGCGCCGACTGTTCCATCCACCGTCCCAGCGGAGCGGCCTGCGCCGCCCCATCCGTTCGATGATCCGGACGTGGTGCGGCAGCGCAAAGAGGCCTTCAAACAGGCGCGCAAGCCGAGCCGAAACGACCGCGCCACGCCGGCCGATGTGCCGCAGATTCAAGAACTGACACGGCTCATCAAAACGCTGACGCCCTCAAATGACGCAGATGCCCCGCGCATCAAAGACCTCAAGGCGAAGCTCAAGAGCGCGCTGGAACTGGACAGCCCAGCACCCGCGACGGAGCCTGTGGCACCCAAGCTGCCGACGCGGCCCGCCGAGTTCACGGATGCGGAACCGAAGCTCGAAGATTTCACCGGGAAATCCGACGACCCGTATGCCGCCTACATGCGGGCGCTCTCGGCCTATGACCGCAAGAAAGAGGCGCACGATTCGCAGCTCAGTGATGCGGACAAGGCGTATCAGGCGGCGGAAGCGAAACGCGCCGAATGGTTCCAGGGCATCGAAGCCGCCTATGCCACGCGCATTGACGCCGCGAAAAAGAAGTATCCCGACTGGGATCGCGTGACGGGCGACAAGCAGGCGACGACCGTCCTCAATGACACGCTCAAGTTCATGCCGAATGGCGCGGAGGCGACCTATTGGCTCGGGCAGCATCCGGATGTGCTTGACGAATTGAACCTTTTGAGTTTTAATCTTCCTCGCACTGACCCTTCCGTTGCGCTCCTGCAACGTCGTTTGACGGCGCGTATGGCGACTGAGACGACTGGAGCAGCGCCCCCACGCGAAATCAAGTTAGCCCCACGCCCCTTCACTCCGGTAGGGACTGCGGCGATGACGCCCGTCGATGACGCGGCGCAGGACGACGATTCGCTGGACGCGCACGATGCCCGTTACGGCCGATCCGACCAGCGCCGACGCCGTTAAGACGAGCACGACAAGGATGGTATCCGCATGGATACCTTTATCTCCCCGACGTGGGTCACGAAAGACGTTGCGCTGAACTTCGATAACGAAATCGCGCTGCTCGCGGAATTCGATCGCGAGTGGAACGACGCGTTTGTCAACAAGCCCGGGGGCGCGAAGATTGGCGACACCGTGCAGCCGCGCATCCAGCAGCGGTTTACGGTGTCGGAAGGTCAGGCGCTGCAACAGCAGGCGATTCTGAACCAGACCGTCACCATCACCATCAATCACCAGTATCACGTCGATATGGGTTGGTCGTCCTCGCAGGACCGGCTCGACGTGGAAGAGGTGCAGGACCGCTACACGATGCCGGCCGGTCAGGCGCTGGCGTCGAAGTGGGACTTGCAGGCGGGCTTGGAAGTCTACAAGTCGGTCTACTTCTCGGTCGGCAATCCGGGCGTGCCCATTACGACCAACGGCACCTACACACAGGCGCAGGCGCTGCTGCGATCGATGGCGGTCCCGGCGAACTTCCGGGCGGTCCTCGATCCGCAGTCGCAGGCCGACATTTCGGGGGCCAATACGGCGGGCTTCAATCCCCCGGCGCAGATTTCGGACTTCTTCCGCGATGCGGAATTCTCCGGCCCCGCGCTCGGCATCAAGAAGTGGCTGAGCGACCCGCTCATGCCGGCGCACACGACCGGAACGATGACGGCCTCAACGCCGGTTGTCTCGGGCGCGAACCAGACGGGTTCGACGCTCGCAGTGTCTGGACTCGGCACGTATGCGTTCAAGAAGGGCGATGTGTTCACGGTCGATGTCTATGCCGTGAACCCGGTGGCCTATTCCACGACGCGCTATTTGCAGCAGTTCACGCTGACGGCGGACATCGCGGGCAGCTCGACCGCGACGTTGCCGATTAGCCCGTCGATCATCACGAGCGGCCAGTTGCAGACCGTGAATGCCTCGCCCGCGAACGGCGCGGCGCTGACGTTCAAGGGAGCGACGGGCACGGTATCCGCGACGATGGCGGCGCAGACCAGCGTGCAGAATCTCATCTTCAACCCGGCCGCGTTCGCGTGCGTCTTCGTCGATCTCCCGGAGAATCTGCCGGGGGCGGACTCGAAGCGGTGGAACAACAAGAAAGCGAAAATGTCGCTGCGGTGGGCGCAGCAATACAACATCCAGTCGGATCAGTTGCCCTCGCGCATTGACACGATTGGCGGCATCGCGCCGATTCTGCCCTACTTCGCCGTGCGGGCCTGGAGCTAACGATCATGGCATTGACGACAACGACTCTCGCGGCGGCGTGCTCGGCGGCGGACACGTCGATTATAGTGGCCTCGGCGACGGGCTTTGCCGCCCGCAGCTTTGTGCTCATTGACCAGGAAGTGTTCCAGGTCGCGGTGTCCTATACCTCGGGCACCACGATTCCGGTGCGGCGCGCCCAGGATGGCACGGCGGCGACCGCGCATGTGGTGACGGCGAATGTCACCGTGGGCGCGGCGTCCGACTTCGCCCAGCCAGGGGCGCAGGCCGTGGACACCTATCCCATCGCGGGGCGTGTCCGCACCATGACGAGCTATACGGCGTCCGGGGCGATTGCGCTGCCGACGCCGGGGACCGATGCGGTCGCGGTGCTGAATGGCACGGGCACGCTGGCGATGACGCTGGCCGACCCGACCAAGGACATGGACGGGTCGATCCTGATCATCGTCTCCAACGCCAAAGTGGCCTACACCGTGACCTATACGACCACGGGCTTCGGCGGTGCGGGGTCGAACTATGACGTGGCGACGGGCAATACCAGCGGGCAGACGGGCCTGATGGCGATTGCGTGCAACGGCGTGTGGGTGCTGCTCTCGGTGATGACCGGGACGCTGACCAACGCGGTGCCGGCGCTGGCATAACGCACGACGCAGGGGAGGGGTGGGGATGGTCCCTGCCTCTCCCGATTCTCCTGGAGGAGCACGAACCATGCCTGTTGTGATCGTTCCCGGCACGCCGCACGCCACGGAAGTCTGCAAGTGGGAATACTCGGATTTCCGACTGGGTGACGAGCAGGGCCAGCGTGGTCCGCGCACCTATCAGGAGTATCCGATGCGGCTCTATAAGGGCGGTCGGAACGCGCAGAATCAGGTCGATCTCGTCGATTCCCGCGTGGCGGACGATGAGAGCCAGCGGCGGCGGCTCGAGGCGGACGGCTATCAGTTCGGCCCGGAGAAAGCCATTGCCGTCTACGAGGCGCACGAACGCGAACTCGCCAAACTGGAAGCGAACCTGAACCATCAGGTGCGCTCGATGGGCGAGAAGGCGCAGGCCGAAGCGAACGCGGTCATTGATGACGCGCCCGATCACATTGGTGAGATTCCCGAGACGCCTATTAAGCGGCGCGGGCGTCCGAAGAAGGTGTCTGTCTAGCAGCACGACCATTCCGCGCCTGTGTCGGCGCGGCCCTCGGCAACGAGTGGAATGGAGTAGGTCACATGAACATCATCACCGGCGGCGGCGCATTCACCCGGCAGAACATCACCGACATCAACGCGAATTTCTCGGCGCTCGCGGGCATTACGGCGGGCAATCTCATTTACTGCAATCCCTCCGCGACGGGCGTGATCACGCAGGATGGCAGCGCGGGCGCGCCGTTTACGAGTCTCGCGGATGCCTATGCGGCGGGACGGAACGCCAAGAATGACGTGATTGTGCTGGTCGGCAATGGCGCGGCCTCCGGGAGCGCCCGTCTCAGCACCGCGTTTACGTGGGCGAAGGATGCGCTCCATCTCATCGGCGTGGCGTCCCCCGCGTTCTTCTCGCAGCGGGCGCGCATTGCCACGCCGACCAGCACGACGACGGCCTTTACGCCGTTCTTTACGGTCAGCGGGAACGGCTGCATCTTCCAGAACATCCAGTGGTATCAGCAGTTCGCCACGGGCACGACCAACCAGATTTGCATGCTGGTGAGCGGCACGCGCAACGTGTTCCAGAACTGCGCGATGGATGGCATGCAGGAAACCACGTCGGCCGGATCGGCGGGATCGCGCAACCTGAAGATCACAGG